AACTATGTAGTCATCCTTGGTCACAGCTCTCTGCTGTGACTGAAAATAAGCCAAAGCGTTTTCCTTGGTCTCCCTAACTGTTTCACCCGATGACCCACCTGTTGCTGGTTTTGGATTTGTAAAACTCACGGAATCTTTTGATTCTTGTACGAGTTGTGCTGATAAATTATTTTCATTGACTGTAAAACTTATCGGGCCAAGTTGATTTACATCACCGACATTTACATTGTCATCGATACCACCACCATAAGAATACTCTATTGTTAACGTGGTATTGGCTGGTGCTAAACCAAATGTTTTTGTTTTTAAAAAATTTGAAGGGTCGAATGCCGTCGTCAAGAAACTCGGACTACCCGGTAGACTCGAACCTACGTTTGTTGGATTGGGAACAATCTCCTCATCAGGATTATCAGATACACCAGCACCGAATCTCATAACAGTTCTGTCGTTTTCATCTATCACGGTCGTGAATCTTCTAGAAACTTTCTTTAGTTTTAAAATATACGATGATGATTCTCTATCACCTACTGACGATGGGTCATTGGCTGAGTTATTTTCCATCTCTTCGAATACAGTATCTCTTGCCAAGGAATCAACTTCAGACCATTTATTACCATCACTATCTGTACAAGATATTATTTCAATGATATCAGGATTAGAAAGTCTTACTTGTGTGTATTTTTCAGCAGTACCGAAGTCAAAAAATTCTGTTGTGATTTCTCCGCTTCTGGCTTTTACCTTTTTCTTTAACAAGAACTTTGTTGGTTCACCTGAATCGGTTTCGAATATCGTCACATCTCTTGGGTCATAGGAACTTGAAAATTTAAAATTTACATCTTCTAACGTACGAAAAGTTGTTCCATTGGAACCAGCGTTTATTTGTGTACCTTCATCTATCGTCAATGAATATCTAAAATCAGGTAGTCCGTTCAAAGCTGGCACGGTTTGAAACACATCTAACACGACCTCTGATGGTGATGTTGTTTTTGGTTTGTATCCAAATGATTGTGCGATATTATAAATATTTCTTTTTTCCTCGGCATAAGCCAATAAAGACTCTCTGAATTGTGAATCAATATAGTAGGATAAAACGTCTCCAACATAAGCTGCCATCTCGATAAATAACATACCTGGTGATGCTTCATTGAAATCATTATAGGTATTTGGAAAGTATTGTTTTGCAAATTCAACCAAGTTTGTTTTGAAATCATTGAAGTCTTTATTCAAATAATTGATAGATTTTACCGAATCTTTCTGTACACTTGTTCTAGCCATTAGTATCCTCCGCCACCTGAGCTTCCACCAGAACCACCGCTAGGTCTACCTGAACCACCCGATGATTGTCCACCACCAACCTCGGTTGCTTCGGTGACGTTTAAATTTAGAGTTTGATTCAAAGTTGGGTCAAGTGTTGTGGTGTATTTTATTTTTACAAATATTTTTTCGTTTTGGTTTTCATCGGTCAAAGTTTCTATATCTGTAACTTTTATATAAGGTAAAAAAGTATTGATTGAACTCAAAATTACATCCTCTATTTTTTGTGGTAGGGATTCATCATGTTGTTCAAAACAAACTTCTCTTAATCTAGAACCGAAAGTAGGATTACCAGCTCTTTCGCCAGGATATGTTAGTAGAAGATTCCTAAGATTATGTCTCGATTGTTCCAATGAATTTTTTGTCATCTGAAAATTATTATTGGAATCCGCTCGCAAAGGAAATGATAGTCCTACATAACTTCTTGAGTCTAAGTCTATTTCTCTTGCGTTTCTTGACATTACCTAATTCCTTTTTTCTTATCATCCAATGCTTTCATCAATCCACTATAATCCCTTGTCAATGCATTTGTGACATGGTCTGGCACTTGGTCAACCGACCTACCTGCTTTTTTGATTGTATCAACAGCAACCATATCTCGTTTCACTTCGTCGGTGTTACCGTAACCCATCAACTCAGACATTCTAGATGAATCAAAAGCTCCACCACCCATGGTTGGATATTCATCGAATTCACCTTTTTTACTCAATCCCGCGGTTTCATTCAAAACATCATTTAAAGATTTATTTTTTGTATATTTCACTTTTTCACGAGGTTTCGAAACTTTTGGTATAACATCAGTTAATTTTTGGGAAGTTTTTTGTTCTTCAATAAATATCTTGTTTACTTCTTTTTTTATTTCTCTACGAACAACTTCTTGGATTATTTTTACTAACTGCTTTTTAGTCATGATAACTCCTATACTGTTTTTACTTTTTTACTTAAAATACTATTTAATTTTGCTTGAACATTTAAAAATACAGTAGCATTTGTTGGTGAAGGCCCAGCTGGTGCACCAGGTGAAGGTCCTGTTACAAAAGCAAGTTTACCTACTGCTGAAATTAAATCTTTAATTACTGATACCAATTCATTTCCTAACACCACTGGTTGTATAGCGTCTCTACTACCCAACTTTATTTCATCGTTAATCACACTCAAATTAGGTGCGTTAATTTTTACTTCTTTTCTTCCTGTAATAAATATACCATCGGACTGAATTAACACTTTTTTTCCTTCGATTGCATTACCGTCGAATTTATCTCTCATACCTCGTGATAATAAATATATAGAAGAATCATCACCATCAATATTTTCTTCCCTAGAACTTAATGAAGAAGATTGATGTGTGGATATTTTTATTTTAGGTGTGTTGTCATGCCCATCAAAATGTATAGTCTGACCGAAACGACCCTCATGAGTTATACAACCCTCACCTAAATTAATCGGTGGAACTTGTTGTCTTTTGAAGTCCTTACCATATTGTGTTGTTGGATTATAATCTCCGACCACACCTGGTATTGAGTTTTCGTTCAATGAACCTTTTCTGTTAGTTATATCTGTGAAGTATACCACACCCTCTCTTTCGATAACGTTGACATGCTCACCAACCAAAGGGACAACCGTGGTATGGGTTTGAGCTGGTATCACTAGGCCCGGATCGGACTTACCATTTATCAATACACCTCGTACTCCTAATCTCACACCTGGTTTATTTCTAATTACCTCTTTTACTTCAAGACGGTCTGTCTCATGGTATTCACTCTCTAAAGCCTTTTGATGCTTTTTCATGTAATTACTAATCTGTAATGGTGTGGATAATCTACTAAGCTTTGTATCTACTGGTACATCAAGTGTTGGATTCACTTTTTTAAAAAATCCTATTTTTGACATTAATTTATCCTATCGGCATTTTCTATTTTATTATGAATTTTATCTGACTCGGTTTGTATATCTTTTATAGTGTCCTCGATACCAGATAACAATTGGGTCTTTTCTTCCTCGGATAGACCGAACTCGTCTTCTGCACCAGCTCTAGCTTCCGTGGATATTAATCTTTGGACTATACCAGCCATCTTGACTAATTGGTCATCGTTTTTAACATTTATTTCAAGGTACTCTTTTATCATCGGAACTATTTGAACCGCGGTATCACCGTCTTTTATGAATTGCACTAACTCTTTTGTTAAAATATCTAACTGTTTTCGGTTGTATTCTGTGTTTTTATATATGTCTTCGAATAGTGATGATAACGATTTACCTTTAAATATCTCATAATCTATACTCATGATTTACCTACTATTATTCATTTATAAATAGTACGGTATCGAAAAATAAAGATATATAAATATATACTGAAAAATATAATTGGACGAGCTTATAGTTATATACGAGGGTTTTTTCAAACCCTTTTTTTCTAACTAACGGGAGATAACCATGAAGGAAGTAATAACAATGGTAAAGGGATATATAGATGATATCGTTCATCTATTGGTTTCCTTTGTAGCCGTGGGTGCTGTTTCTGAAGTAATATTCGGAACCGGTATCTTTGGTGTCAATGTTATTGGTAACCTCACATCCATCATTAATAAGTTCGGCGAGTCGGGTTTCGCTGGGCTTGTCGCCTTATTGGTGTTGGTGGGTTTATTTCGTAAGTAGGTACGAAATAGTTTGATAGTCCTACGCTATCGAGCAATAAAAAAGGGGAGTGAAAACTCCCCTTTTTTTTCTTGGGTGGGTGCTCTTAAAATATAGAACCTGTGTTCGCTGTATCAATCTTTCCACCTGTTTGAAACTCCTCCAACATATTGAAATAATAATTCTTCATTTGATTTATTACTCTGGTGATATGTTGAGTGTTCGAGCCAGTCATCTCACGAATCATAATGTAAAGAGCCTTTTTGTTGAAATTTTCTATGTTCTTTCGTCTACGAAATAATTCTAAAACTGAATCCGCAACCAATATGTCTTTTTGTCTTCTGAAAATATTCGTGATATTGTTATCCCAATACTCCAACATCTGGTCAACAAACTCCACGTTGAAATCAGCGACATCGGAGTCGTTGGATTCACCTGTTACATTTCTTTTATAATCCAATACAGCTATTTGGTCATGAATCTTCATCTTTTTATAATTGTTGTTGTTATGAAGTATCAACCAATTTTTACCAACCACAGAGAAGTAAGAAAATGCTCTACCTTTTTCAACATTGTATTTTGGCATTTGCATAACTAAGAAAGCAACAACTTCGTGTTTCACCTCTTCAAGAGGATAATCGAAATAGTAAAACTTAAAAGTATGAATTAGGTTCTCAGCCAATTTATTAAAAGCAAACTGAATGTGTTCCTTGTATATTCTGTTTTTAATAACAGGATTATCATTAGCGTTATATCTAATAACAGCATTTTGTACTGGTGTCCCAAAATAGATTTTACTCTTTTTCTTTCTTTTCTTTTTGAATTTTGGTTTAGCTTTGTTTGACTTACTTGTCATCAACATCTTCCCCCCTTAGTATGGTTAGTTTGTTTACGGTTTCTTGAATTTGTTTAAATATTGTACCAGTCTCATCATCGGATTCAAAACTTCCTTTACTATCTATGGTTTTCAATTCGTTGTTGACATTTTCAATCAACATGGTAAAATCTTCCACCCATGTTTCTAGTAACTCAGCTTTTCTCATCAGATTCCATATCACGTATGCTTCTGTTAATATTATGAGACCAAAAATAATTTCTAATATCATGATGTTTCTCCGAATAGTTCCTCAAATAAATCCTTTGACTTTTCAGAAAGTTGTTCGGATATTTCATCATTGGTAGCTGCTTCTTTTATTTTATCCACACTATGTTGGACTTTTTGTTCCTCTTCCAACTCACCACGTTTCCATTCGTCGTATTCAACATGAGTAGCCAACATATCAGCCTGATGTAAAATGTATGCGATGTTAGACCTCAGTTGTCTTTCTGGTACGTAGGAAATGTAATATGCTTTGTTGGCATCCTCGTACATACCATCTGTGAGTCTCAGACCAATGAACTCATTCTGAGTCATCGTTACACCGAAGTGTTGTAATAACCATAGAGCCCTATCAGTAACTGTCATATACTCAATCTCAGGATTGTGTTTGAATATAGAACCTTGATTCTTTCTATGCCAATCTGAATCATTTGGTATATAATAATCTTGGTCTAAATCACCAACTTTACCTAAGTCATGATGCATAGCAGCAAAAATAAGTTCTTCATCTGTGAAGTTTATTGTAGCACCATTCTTTTCCCAAGTTCCTTTTATCTGTTGTG